AACAATACAACAATGAGTAAAGAAGAATTGATCGCTAATGGTATCTGTCCTGAATGCGGAGGACAACTAAGGAATGAGGGCGGCTGTATGTACTGTCCGGAATGTGGATATTGTGTTTGTGGCGCAGATTAAAAATAAGCACTATGTCATATAGAACAAGACAGCAATTTTGCGCGAGGTGCCAATTCTATGAATTTGTTAAAGGTGTTCGTGGCGAGTATAAGACTTGCACGAAGTTTAATGCTACGACTTATGAAGAACGATATGTCGTATGTGGTGGCAAGTTCAAAGAAAAAGCTGAAATAAAGTACAATACAAAAGCCGAAGGTGTAGCAATTGATAAACGATTTAGCACAAATGAACTTACACTGGAACAACTATATAGGTACTTTGATTGTCTAAAAAAACACAAAAGATTTTACATAAATGATTGTGACGAAGAAGAAATATCAGAAGGTGATAGGGATTGATCCGGACATCTATCTTTCCGGTGTAGCCGTCATTGACTTAACGAATAACGATATCAAGTTGTCAACGATGAGATATCCTGAATTGATTGGATATATCACAAGTCTGACTGAAGGTAACGATAATATTCTTGTCGTTGTAGAGCTGGATAGAGAGACTACTCACATATGGCATCCGTCACGTCATATTACTACCGCATTGGCTAACAAGATGGGATATGATGTTGGTAAGTGTATTCAACGAGGAGCAGACATTGCTGATATGTTGCGTTATCTGGGTTGTGATGTTCAGGAACAGAAGCCATTGCGCAAGCAATGGAATGGAAAAGATGGCAAGATGACCGATGCGGAGATGCGGAGATTGAAAGGAATAACTATTACAAAAAAGAGAACCAACCAGGAAGAGAGAGACGCATTGCTTCTCGCCCTTGCCTGGACTAACATACCGTTGATACTATGCCAACCTTAGCCAAAAAATTAAATAGACCTTGGAAGCCTGAGCGCGCAAAAGATGCTCTCACTCCTACTCCATCAGGATATCAGAGAGAGCGAAGCGATGATCTATATCATACGTTTAGGTGGACTAAAGCCTCAAGAATATTCAGAGCCAACCATCCTTTATGTGCTGAATGTCTGAAACAGGGAATCTATAAGCCTGCAGCGGTTGTGGACCATATCATTCCCTGGCCGGTGTGTGAGGATTTCTTCAACGAAAGTAATTGGCAGTCCCTTTGTGGTAAGTGTAACATAATCAAAGGTAACAGAGATAAGAAAGTTATTGCTCAATATCGTGCAGAGAAGCGAGCCGAGGGCCAGAGGGAGGGGGTGGTCGAAATCGCTCGCGCGGTCCCCTTCAAGACCTCGCCCGCAGTAGCGCTCTCGCGTGCCCGAAATTGGGAAAAATTTGGCAAAGGAGAATAATTATGGCAAAAGGAAGAAAACCTATCACGAATGAAATGCGTATTCTTCGTGGTACGAATAAAAAATATAGAATGAGAAACGAGGGGCCTGAGACCGAAAAGCTATCAATGGATGACATCTCAATATCTGGTATTGAGGGTCTTATTACTGAACGTTCAAAAAAAATATACATTGTTAAATGCAAACAGCTCGCAGCGCTTAAAGTGATGGAAGATGCCTACCGTGAACAAATGGTGATTTACGCATACAATTTAGATAAGGCCTTATTATGTCACGAAATGCTGGAAAAGGAGGGTATAGTTGTAATGAAAACCGATAGAGAGGGCAATACATTACCTACCATTTCCGGTTGGCTAAAGGCGTATAATCAATTCATATCAATTGTCAATGATATATCGAAACAGTTTGGCTTTACACCGATAACTCGTTCAAGCATTAAGTTCGAAGAGGATAAATTAGATCCGGTTGCTGCAATTGGCAAATTGATGGGCTGATATGGATTACAGGGCGAGGTTTAGAACATATGTAAGGAACGTTTCCTCAGGCAAGAAGATATGTTGCTTATGGGAGACTCTTGCCGTTCAGAGGTACCTGGATGACCTTACCGAACTGAAGGAATATACCTTTGACATAAATGAAGGTAATCGTTACTGCAAGTTCTTTAACCTCCTCCAGCATTACAAAGGATCCAAAGCCGGAGAGACATTCGAGCTCCAGGGATGGCAGTGTTTCATCGTAATGAATATCTTCGGCTGGAAACACAAGAAGTCAGGAGTCAGACGCTTCAACTATGCCGATGTATTCGTTCCCCGAAAGAACGGGAAATCAACCTTTGCAGCCGGCATTGCTCTTGCGATGATGATGATTGACGGCGAGATGGGTGCGGAAATCTACTCTGCCGCAGTGGACCGCGAACAGGCAAAGCTGGTATGGGAGACTGCAAAGGTAATGGTGGAGCAGTCACCGGCAATACATCAATTCGTTGAGACCTATAAGGCATCAATCATTATGCCGTCAACCGTCTCCACTTTCAAACCCTTATCGAAAGACACAAAGAACAAAGACGGTCTCAATCCACTTGCCGCCATCTGTGATGAGCGACACGCCTGGAAAAACAACGAGATGATTGATGTTATCACTACCGGTATGGGTGCCAGGAAGCAACCGCTTATCTTCTCGATCACCACTGCCGGAACCGACACAACACTCCCCTATTTCAAGCAGGTCACATTGCTTCAGGATATTCTTCTTGGAAAAATCAAACAGGAGAACCAGTTCGTTATGCTCTTCGCTCCTGATGAAGATGATGATTGGAAGGATGAACGTACCTGGTACAAGGTTAATCCCAACCTTGGTGTATCACTCGAACTTGACTATCTGAGGAAGGAATGTGAAGATGCTGTCAGAAAGGGCGGAACCAAAGAGGCGAACTTTAAGACTAAGAACCTTAACATATGGGTTGACTCGCCTGATATCTGGATTAAAGACGACTTTGTTAAGGCGTGCGACTTTCATACTGATATAGACTCGCTGAAGGGACAGAAATGTTATGCCGGTCTTGATATCGCGTCTCACGTTGACTTGAACGCACTCGCTCTCTACTTTCCAGAGGTAGAACACAAGCCTGTGCTGATGCACTTCTGGGCACCGGAAACGAAAATCTTCGACCCTGATATGGCCGACCGCGTGGATTATGCGAGCTGGGCACGTCAGGGTTGGATTCATCCTATGGAGGGTAACGTACTCGATGTTGACCAGATGTCATCAGATATTCTTGGTATCTGCCATCAATATAACCTTCAGAACCTTGCATTTGACCCGTATAAGGCTTATCACGGTATCATTCAGAATTTGCAGAAAGCCGGAATGGGAGAATATCTTGACGAGTATGGCCAAAGTATTCTGAATATGTCAGAACCGACTAAAGAGCTCGAAAAGATGGTTGTCAATCAGGAGATAGACCTTATGGGCAATCCTATTATGCGCTGGATGTTCGGAAATGTAGTCATCTATATGGATGCTAATGAGAACATCAAAGTCCACAAGGGCAAATCAAGAAATAAGATAGATGGCATTGCTGCTCTTGTCAATGCTATTGGAGGCTATATGTCGAAGAAGGCCGCAGCGCAAGGCAATATGATTTATACTACTCACTCGCTTCGAACACTCCGATTGTAAATTTCGTTAACAAAAATTAACGCCAAATGTTAAATAATTAAATTTCATTAACAAAAATTAACACAATGTGTTAATCACCATATTTTACCATTTCGTTTAGCCACGCAATTGATAAACTTTGCTCATAGTAATAGTAAAAACTATGGGCGAAACAAAGAAACCAAGCAGACTGCGTAAGGCTCTCAGGCAATTCATCCTTGGTCCTATCAGCGACTATCAGTTTGGCTACAATCCAAACAATATTGATTTCGGAGTAACCGTCAATCAGGCTTCTGCGATGCGCTTCACTGCCGTATATGCGGCAATCAAGATACTAAGTGAGAATATAGCATCACTACCTCGCTATGTGACCAAGCGCACAGGTGATGATTGGATTCCGGCTTCTGGACATCCGGTATCAAAACTCCTGAATCATCCTAACTCTTACATTGATGACTTCTCTTTCTGGTATTCCATACTCGCTAACTTGGAAGGCTACGGTAATGCCTTCGCCATAATTGAATGGTCCGAAGGCATTCCTGTGGCTCTCCATCCTGTGGCACCTTCTTATGTGTCTATCGGAATGAGCGAATATAACGGTAAGCCTTGCAAGATATTCCGCGTCAACTTCCCTGATCCAATCTTTGGCAAGTATAATCGTACATACTTTGAATGGGAGATGCTGCACTTTATGCAGTTCTCTCTTGACGGCATTCAAGGTATTGATCCAATATCATACAACAGTGCTGCCATTGGCCGAGGAATCGCGACTACTGCCTTCTCAGCCGAATTCTACAAGAAGGGTGGCAACATCAAGGGCGTTCTGGAGACTGACAACAACCTTGGAGAAGAGGCATACAACAACTTTATGAATCACTACAAGAATGCTGCAACTAACTTCGAAACTCCCCTGTTGGAATACGGCATCAAGTATAAGTCAATCGGTATATCTCCGGTGGCAGCGCAGTTGATTCAGTCAGAGACATTGAGCATTCAGGACATTGCAAGAATATTCAGCATTCCTCCTCACCTACTTGCTGAAATGTCGCATTCAACCTTCAGCAACATCGAACAACAGAACATATTCTTTGGCTCTTATTCGCTAAGGCCTCTGTGCAAGAGACTCGAACAACAACTCTGCACCAAATTGTTTGGAGCTGATGAAATTGATGATTACAGCATCGACTTTGATTTGCGCGGAATGATGCGTGGTGACAATGCTTCAAGGGCGGCATATCTGAATACACTTGTAAGTGGTGGTATCATTACTCCTAATGAAGCAAGAACGCAAGAAAATCTGCCGAAACTGCCTGGACTTGACAGAGTGTTCGCGCCTCTGAATATGGCCCAAGTGGATGAAAACGGTAACATAATCAATAATAACAAAGACAATGAAACTAAAGTATTATCGGAGTAATTCTCCACTATTTCGCGATGTTACTGCGACTTTGACGGCAGACAATACGGTGACGGTTGTAGGTCATATCTGCTGGTTCAAGACCAAGACAGCTTGCGGTGTAGCCTATCGCAAGAAAGGGAACACTACCTTTAACTATTCCGCTTCAGATTCTCAGGATGTAAACAAGACTATTGCAAGTCTTGAAAACAACAAGAATTACGAATTCTGTCTGTATCTGAAGCGCGGAACACTCTACAATTATTCAAGTATTGTTGAGTGTAAGTCAACCTATGTTGACCCAACATTCGATACGCCAGTAGCTTCCTCTGTAAGTTCATCCGGATTCACGGTTGGAGGAACAATCACGTATGGTGGAACGCCAACTGCAATGGGCGTATGCTATCGCAAGAAAGCCACTGAGCCTGGTGAATGGTCAACCAAAACTTCTGCATCCAAGACGGTATCTGAAGCAATAAGCAGTCTTGATGCCGATACCACATACGAATTCGGTATCTACGCAACAATCGGAACCACGACATTCTATTCCGCAATTGTTGAGCAAAAGACCGATGAAGCAGAACAAAATACGGAGGCATAAACTATGGAACTTGCAAAACGAATATTTGAATCTGCGTTCAGATCGGTAAACGAAGATACAAGAGAAGTTGAATTCGTTGCCTCTGACGCAACTCCAGACTCTTTCGGTACGGTCATTCCGGTATCAGCCTGGAATCTTGAGAGATTCGCCAAGAATGGCGTTATCGGTTATCAGCACGATATCTACTGCAATCCTGATCCGGACAGTGTAATCGGTGTCGGTGTTGCATTCGTTGATGGAGAGCAGCTTATTGTTCGCGTCAAGTTCGAACCGGCAGACCTGAATGAGAAGGCAGACAAGATATATCGCAAGATATTGTTCGGCTCAATCAAGGGTGTTTCAGTAGGATTCTCTTATGACAAAGGTCATTGGGGAGATGAAGAACAAGGCGAAGATGTCAATCTGTACTACTTCGACAAGGTAACTCTGCTGGAAGTATCCGTTGTGAACATTCCATCCAATCCTAACGCGGTCAAGAGGTCATTGACCGTTGAAGAGGAAGAATTCAGAGGTTGCAAACCGAAGAAGAAAGGCGAAGATCCTGTCGAGGTTGAGAAGCCGGAGGATGAAGAGGAAGAGAAGGAAGAAGAGGATGACAAGAAGAATCCGAAGGAAGATGAAGAAATAAGAAACTATGTAACCATCGTCAAGGCCCGTTTGGCATTGGCAAATAAAAACAATTAAAACTATGAGAAAATCTATTGAAATTTCAAAGGAGCTTCGCGCTAAATTTGACGCTTTTCAAGCTGCTTCAGCAGATGACCAGCCAGCACTTCGCTCCGAACTCGATGCTCTCTCAGATGAGCTCGATGCAGCAAATTCAGCAGAGAAGGCAGCAAGGGCCCTGGCGGACACCACTGTACTCTCTGAGCAGGACAAGAAAGACATTCAGCGTTACAGCATCGCAAAGGCTATGCGTACCGTTCTTGCAGGCAAAGAGCTTGACGGTATTGAGGCTGAAATGAACGATGAAGCTAAACGCGAAATGAAGAATGCCACTTCACGTGACCTTCGCGGATTCGGTATTCCATCCGTTGCTCTTCAGAACGCCCGTTATGACTTCAACAACTCCGCTACTGCAACAGAAGGTCAGGAGTTTAAGACAACTCAGTATGCATCATACGTTGAGGCTCTTCGAGCAAGACTCGTAATGCAGAAACTTGGTGCAACCTACATCAACGGTCTCGTTGGTACTCTCTCAATGCCTGTCGGCTCCAACGCAGCAGCATCTTGGCTTGCAGAAGAGGCTCAGGCTTCCGTAACAAAGCAGACTTTCGGTCAGAAAACTATGACTCCTCACGGACTTCAGATTCTGTGCGGTTACACTCGCGACCTTCTTGCTCAGTCAAGCTATGCAGTTGACCAGATCATTCTCAACGAAATGATTCGCGCTCACGCTAATGCTGTTGACAAGGCAGCTATCCAGGGCAACGGACAGAGTGGAGCTCCTACCGGCATCCTCTCTGCAAGCAACGTAAATGCAGTTGCTCTCGGAACTAACGGTGCGGCTCCAACATTCGCCAAACTCGTAGAAATGGAAACAGCTGTCCTCGATCACGATGCAATGGGTGACGGTCTCTCATATCTCTTCAATCCGAAGGTTAACGGCTTCTTGAAGTCAACTCCGAAGATTGAGGGTTATCCTGCATATATGGTAGAAGATGGCCGCGTAAACGGTTACGGCTTCGAAATGACAACAAACGTTCCAAGCAATCTCACCAAGGGCGAAGGCAGCAATCTGTCTGCTATCATCTTCGGTGACTTCCGTGAATGCTGGATTGGTCAGTGGGGCGGTCTCGACATTCTTCTTGACCCATTCACTTCAGAGGACAAGCGCGTCATCAAGGTATCTGCGGTTGCTTACCACGACATCCTTGTTCGCAGACCGGAAGTATTTGCGAAGATCGTAGATGCTAAACTCTCCTAAGGACTTCTTTCATAATGATATTAGGTTATTGATGGCTATGAACACGAGAATTGTCAATAATAGTTTCGTCAGCATTGCTGAGTTGAAAACAAACCTACGCATTGTAGATGATGAATCCTTTGATTCGGAATTGCGTTTAAAATTGAACGCCGCCGTTACTTCTGCATCAAAATTCATTGGTCACGACTTGACTACGATTGAACAATTCTCGTGCGCATATGCTTCTGATGTAATCGAGTTCAAACTGCCGACAGTATATCGCATTTGTCAAATTGAGATTGGTACACGAATTCTGACTCGTTCAGAGTGGGCGTATGGCGGTGATAAGTTGCATATCTATGTGACTGATCCGTCATTCATAGGCCAGGATGTCAAGATATCCGTCAACTACAACGATGATATCAAGATTGCAGTCCTGATGCACGCATCATCCCTGTTTGAAAATCCGGTTGATTTCGTTGAGCAGTTACCAAAGGCTTCACAAAATCTTCTAAGACCGTACCGATATGGCAGATAAGATTGGAGCATTAGATACCAGGATAGAATACTACCAGCACAGCGTCACAAGAGGCTCACGTGGAGAAAAAGTAGAAGCATATACATTGCTATCTGCCGCATTCGCCTCAATTGAGCGTCAGCAGACAAGTGAGGTATCGTATGAGAATGACAATGATACTGTTACTCTAATCCTGAAATGCTACAAGAAGGCATCTGTTACAACAAGAACTATGGTAAAGTACAACAATGAGATGTATTCAATCCAAAATATAGATGGCGGTAGCAGATTATCTCCATATATGACACTTCAGATCAGAAAAGACTTATGAGCACAAACCTTATAAAAGTAGAAATCGAAAGTTTTGTTGGAAGCGATTTGAACAAAATGGCCGATGAGCTTATTAAGGTCGTTCAGAAGAGTCTTAAAAAAGAAGCCAAACCACACGTTGAGGTAATCAGGAATACAATGCCTGTTCCTCGCTGGAACTCGACAATCAAAACGATATCAAAGGTAAATTTCAATAAGAAGAGGAGACATATCTGGTTGACACTTGGACTTGAAGGGAAATTGAATGATAAGGATGACTCTGATTTTATGAAGGCTCACCATATGAACTATGGTACTCTCGAAAGAAGAGATCCGGAACATCCATTCAAGAATCCTGTAAAGCAAGGTAAAAACAATCGAAACACTCTCGGACAACCACACCTGAATATTTATGAAGATGCAACCAAAGGAGCAGCTGCGAGAATTATATATGGAGTGGAGAAAGCAATACAAAATTTTACAAAGACTTGGAATTCTGAGCATCAATGACATTTTCGTTTGATACAACAATGATAACTGCGCTGAATACGGCAGATGTTACAATGAATAAGGATGAAGCTGTAACCAATCAGCGTCCATATTCCGTTTATTCGATGAATGTGAGGCCATTCAGCACAAAGGCTGGAGTGTATAAAATGTCAGGCTCGATGACCATTACAACTTACGCAGATAGTTATTCAACCGGCTCCACCATCAATGATACTATTATAACCACACTTGCCTCAAGTATGAATACAAGTGTATTCAGGTGCACTCAGACAAATGAACATTCTGAATGTATCGATGGCGTTTGGCAGTTTGTACTTGAATATAACATATCTCAGTATAATAACTAAAAATTCAATAAAATGTCTGAAACAGTAAATGTAGGGTATAATACCCTTGTTAAAGCAGGTAATAATACATTTGCCGGAGTTACGCAAGATGATTTTTCACTATCTGCTGAGATGAAAGAAAGCATCACTAAAGCTGATGCTGGAACAAAACACACAAAAATTGTAAGAGTACCGGCTAATATTACAGTTGCTGGTCTTTGCAGTACCGATTCTTCTTCTTCAACGGTCAATGATAGAGAAGCAATCATTGATCTTGTATTAGCGAAGGCTTCTGTTGCTATTACATATGTAGTGGAAACAGGATTAACCTATTCGGGAACAGGTTATCTCACCGCCTACAAGGAGTCAACTGCTGCAGATCCGGATACGGACCCGACTTACTCAGTTGAAATCTCAATTCCTAACGGACTTACTAAAGATTCTTAGCAATGAAAGAATTTATCTCTATCAATAACTGCGAATATCGAGTTGAGCCGAATTGGAATGTTATCTGTGACTTCTGCGAGCAGAAGCAATGGAAAATAACCGAATTGGCTAATCTTGCAGAATGTTCTCCATCTGACATTAACTCTCTTTTCTATCTGTCGATTGTTGAGGGAGAAAGATTGGAGGGGAGAAAGGTCGAGATTCCACAGCGCGATTTATTTGCAAATGTCAATCCTGACATTGTAGCCAATTTCGTTAGGATATTCTTCAGATGCTATATCGGAGAACAAAATGTATCAGAAGAACAGGAAAAAGGCTCAAAAAAAAAGAAGATTTTTTGGATTTCCAAGAAATAAAGGCATATGCAATAGGTGTAATAGGATTGAGGCCGATTGATTTTGGGGAGATGAGGCCGGTAGAATTTTGGGCGGTCTCGAAAGCCTATACAAAGGCTGAAAATGACCGCCTGAAATTTTTGGGTGAAATGTTTAGAGGACACGCACTTAGAATTGTGAATGTGCTGATTGGTAATAAAATAAAGAAAGTGTCGAAACTCTGGAGAATGCCTTGGGATAAAGAAGCCGAGGTGATATCAATCACCAAAGAAGAAAGGGAAAAACAAATTAAGAGATTATTGGAGATAGCTGGAAATGGCGAATGAAAGTATGAAATTAAAGGTTGGTGTTGACGTTTCGAGCGTCAAATCAGACCTAAAAGCAGCGGAACAATCTGTGAATGACTTCGGTAAGTCATCCACTCAGATATTTCAGCGGATTGGCTCCATATTAGGTGTCAATACTTCAATGATAGGCAGAATGACATCTGCCTTTAAATCTTCAGGAAGTGAACTTGAAGCAGCAGCCAAGAATGGTACAAAGGCGATGGCGGAAACGGCCGCAGCAATGAAAGGTGCAGCCGTTGCCGCTGGGGCTTTTGGATTAGCCGCTGCCGCAGCAATTAAAGGATTGAGCAATGACATAAAACTCTATAATAAATCCATTTCAGCCCTTAGTAAAAATGAAGGATGGGATGCATATCGGCAGCAATTAAGAGAGGCTCGTGCACAATCGGCAAGCTGGTTAAGCGAGTTTGTGTCAGCAGTAAAGACGAAAGCCGTTGAGGCATCGAACTATATCCGCAATCTCTTTTCCACACCGGACGCGAAAGCGGCTACGGAGCAGCAGAAGAAAGATGCAAGAGCAATTGCCGATGAAACGATTAAGATTGAAAATACAGAGATAGCGATTCTCGAAAAAAAGGTAGAATCCCTAAGACTCGATGCTGAGATCCACAAGAGATTGGACGAGATGGCTGATTCGGAAAACAGCATCTTTGAAAGATTGTCCCAGATGCAGGGTCTTGATGCTCTAATAAATTCTCAATATGACAGTGAAATATCCTCACTTAAAGTAATAGCGGAATCTTGGAGAAAGATAGTTAATATTAAGCGACAGAATAATACGCTTACTAAAGAGGACTTGGAGAGCCTTACATCTGCTGAACAGGCAGTGATGAGTCTCCTTAATCAAAAAACAAGCACCCAGAAAGCGGTAAATAGAGGCGAAAAGACAGTTAATCGGGAATACGGTAAATGGCAAATAAATAATCTGAATGAATTGTTTGCTGATACATCTGTCGAAATTGACGCTATAATTGCCGCAGATCTTGAAGAATTGCAGCGTCAGGGACAAGAACTTGTCGACCAGGTGTCCGAAGAATTAAAAATACCATTAGAGGTTCAAGCAATTGACGTTAAAAGGGCATATGATATGTTGGCTCCACTAAAAGACGCATATCTTAATACTTTTACGGAAATAGGAAATTTCTTAGGCACTGTATTTTCGGGTAATGCCGAAATAGGTGCAGAAGATTTGGCAACCGGAATGTTGAGCGTCATCGGAGATCTTGCTATTAAGTTTGGTACACTTGCAATTGCTATTGGCACAACCGCCGAGGCTATTAAGGAATCATTTTTTGGACTTCAAGGACTTGCAGCCATAGCAGCCGGTAGTGCGCTTGTTGCATTAGGAGCAGCTGTTAAATCATTCGGAAGTAACATAGCATCGGGGTCTTATGGTTCATCCTCATCATATGCCTCAGCTTCATATTCATCTAATTCTAATTCTAATGGGGATTATACCACAAAGAATTTGACTGTTGAGGTAACGGGAACCCTTGTTGCAAGCGGCTCACAACTCGTAGCGGTCTTGAATAATGAAACCAACAGACGAAATCATACAACATAATGACACCATCAGGCTATAGCACTAAATTCCTGTTTGAGTTTGATTCGCTTAACGGAACATATTACCGGATTAGAATCCAAAAAAGAAACTATTCCGGCAATGTGATTACTCGCGCACTCGGTCAGGCTCCTGTTCTGAAGAGAGAGAGTGGTGACAATGGAGTATACGGTACTTCCTTGGAAATATATGCAGAATGTACTACTGATGGTGAATTTGCAGAACTCTATACGTCAAGTGCTACAGAATTCTATGTGACGCTTGGTAGAGTTGTTAGCAATACAGAAACGATAATATGGTCAGGATTTGTATCCCCAGAGCTCTATGCAGAACCTGACATCGCACCACCATACGATGTCCAAATCATAGCAACAGACGGACTCGGAGAGCTTAAAAGATATGACTATGTGGCCCAGGGAAGAAAGCCTATATATGCTTATCTGCAATATCTATTGTCCAACACGGGGCATATTATTCTGTCAACTGACTATCTAATATGTAACGCACTGCATCCTACAGATCCGGCCATCACGGCGGCAAATGTATTAGGTATGGTATATATCAATATGGACCATCTTGCCGGAAAGACTTGTTATGATGTATTGGTTGATATGTTGACTTCATTCCATTTTACAATCACGCAGCTGCAGAACAAGTGGCTGATGATTAGAGAAAACGACATCTCTCTATCATCCGGTAATATGTCTTGTATCGATGGAATTGGTAGCTTAGTATCTATTCCTACCGAACAATTCGGCAGTATGGCATCATACCAATGGTGGCCGGTGAACCAGCTTGAAAAGGAGATTGTCCCTGCCAAAAATCAAGTTACAATTGTACAGCCATACAACTTTAGGCCGTCAATGCTCGATAACTACGACTTTGACGAGTTAACTGCCTGGACCAACAGTAATGCAGAACTTGTAAGCGGTGTCGGAGTTAAGCTGAAACCAGTACATACTACCGAAACATATGCTGGATATATCCGCCAAGCTATTTCGGTTGAAAATAACGACTATGGATTCAATTTAGCGTTGAAAATTGCTGCAAAATCTAAAAGAAATGGTAAAATATCATCGAAGCCCGTTGAGGTTGAGGTAAGAATTAAAATTGTTATTGGATCTACGACATATTATCTCACGCGCGAAGATGATAATAGTCTCATTTGGAAAAATGAAGATAATGCAATAATACTGTCGTTAGAACCAAAGGCCGCAATATCATCAAGAGACGACCTCGATTCGCAGACCATTAGTAACTTTCAGTTACCAAACGATGGAACTCTTACCGTTGAGGTGAAGAATCCAATTAGTAGTAGATATAACAATACAATATATATTGGCGAGGTATGTTTTGCACAGGCGGAAATAAATGGCTATAAAGATGTATTGAATCTTACTAATAATGCCAGAGAGGAACTTGAAGAGGTTGAGATAACTCTTGGTGACGCTCCTGTCGATGAGCCTAATCTAATCAAGTCAATATACAATGTTCTGACATATGTTCAGACACCTACTAAAAAATGGGTATCTGATAAAATAACACCGGCTGCAGAATTCATTAAAGTGATCGCCCAAGACTATGCTTTATCTTGTGCTCTTCCAAGGTTGAGGCTCTCAGGCAAATTGAACGTTCCGCAGAACGGAATTATAGCACCGATATTTCGCGATTCGGCCGCAAGCCCAATAATATACATTCCGGAGGAGTGGTCTTGGGATCTGATGAATGATGAGGTTGACTTCAAGCTCATATCTGCTCCAGCCGCATCTTTGACAATCACGTCCGAATATGTATCAGAACTGACAAATGCGGAATACCAGAACACGGCAACCGGAGGTAATTCATCAACATCGCGTTCATCTGGTTCAAGTGGTGGCGGAGGAACACCAGTGGTTGCCTCCTTCTGGAGTAAATATAATGACACTGAGGCTCAAACGCAGTACGAAGGCATTGAGGCCAATTATCCTATCTGCGTTGCAGGAAAGATATACAGCGCACTGACCAGCGGCAGACAGAAAATGTTCGAGATGGTCAATATCGGTACCGAACAGGCACCCGTATATGCAATTCACACTCCATTGGCTCTGTATTCTGACCAAGATATTTCGGTAGGCATCCCAGGAGGTGGAGGTGGCGGTGGCGCAACAACATTGCTGGCAGTATGGATAACGCTGACCAACAATCCGCAGATGGTAGAGCCTGCGAGTTATGATAATATTGCCATTAATAAGGCTCACCTTGCTGCTATATGGGAGATATTGTCAACTTATGATAATTCTCATCAGATTGCACCTAAATTCATCAAGGCCTTTGCCACGAGCGATGCAGGGAAAGTCCTCAAGATTAACGCAGCTGGCACTGACATTGAATGGGGTGAAGGTGGTGGCGGTGGCGCAGGTTCGGTCACAAGTGTTGATACGGGGACAGGACTTACAGGTGGTCCTATTACAAGCAGCGGTACAATTGCAATTGCGTCAGCGTATCTTACAAAGATAAACAATGGACAGACGGCATACGGATGGGGTAATCACGCTGAGGCAGGGTATTTAACGCAGCATCAGTCGTTAGCTGGATATGCTACTCAATCGTGGGTCCAGGGTCAGGGTTATCTTACTCAGCACCAATCTCTGGCAGGATACGCCACGCAGACTTGGGTTGGCCAGCAGGGTTTTATTACTTCAAGTGCGCTGGATGGCTATGCTACAGAGGCTTGGGTGCAGGATCAGGATTACCTTACTACCTCATCGGCAGCATCGACATACCTTCCGCTAAGTGGTGGTACAATCACAGGTGACTTAACCGTTAGTGGATATGTGCACTCAGGTACTGATGTATCCTGCACTTCGGACATTCGACTTAAAAGGGATTTCGCCGACTTGCCTAATGCCCTGGATGTTGTGAAGGGACTACGCCTTTTCTCGCACTATTGGGTTGACGACAGAGATGGTAAAACAATCGGTCTGTCGGCACAAGACCTACTAAAAACGCCATTTGAATGCCTCGTACACGAGGATGAGAATGGGTACTTGTCAGTATCATATCAGAAGCTATCAGTTGTAGCACTGAAGGCGGTGCAGGAACTTGAAGATAAGATAGACAACCTCGAAAAACAAATCGCAGCACTACGTGAACTTATTAAAAATAGCAGGTAATGGCAATAACGAATCCTTCAATCAATATTAATGGCACTTCGGAACTGCAGCAGGCACTCGGAGGGTATAACAATGTCGAGGATATCTGCCAAAGTTCATTAATCAACAAATGGGCAAAATACAAACCTTTTTGCTCAACCGAAAAGGGTTACAACCTTGAGCAGATGCAGGCGGCTGCAAGGGCAGCCAATTATGGTATCGGAGTGCCAGAGTCAAAGGATGGACACCCTGAACAATGCTATGACAATGGCAACGACTGGACATACGATAAGCCGGATGCTGCGCCATATGTATTACGGCTCGGAGACTTCAGAGGATATAATCACGCGGCTCTCGCGCCTATCTACGGCACTGACCGCTCGATAAAAATAAATATGTTTTGGAGCAGTTCGGCAACACTCAGCTGTTTCGTCAATTCGGGAGAGTATGATATTAATTTGACCGACCTGAGCGTAAGCGGTGCTGCGCTCTCATCATATTACCTTGCAGTGACTTGGGTTGTAGGCTCTACGAGATACGTCAAGACAGCCAGCTCTACTATCGGAAACGGTGGACTGAGTATCATTCTGTATGCCTCAGACTTTAATAATGCAGTAGGTACTTATTCCGCAATTATTATAGGAGCATCAACGCAAATGTCCGTAAGGTCAACAGCAATGACAGGTACATTTATTCCGCTGCCGTGTCCTTCGAGTCAGCGGAGTTACTTCTCGGGAGCAAGCATCGTTATATCCGATTCTCACGGCCTAACCTTTGGCACAAAATACCTGTGCAATTCGGTAAACGGTACATTCGTAGATGACCGTACCTACCTATATATTGATAATGACACCTTTTATACTGATGATAATGGAAGGGGCCGCGTGTTCATTAAAACTGCTATCACTAATACAAATGATAATGCGGTAGTTATATATGCTAACAAGTTGTATATGATTGCATCACGTTCATTGAATATCAATGACTATAGCTCAGGAACTGACTATTATAGACCAACCTTATATGACGAATATGGCACTCAACAGTCAACAATCAGTATTGCCGCAGGAGCTACCGCAAGTGTCATTATCGGTTATATGACAACCGATGCAAACCATTGGGGCTTGTTGTGTATGCCAAAGATCAACGGAGGGACAATAGGTCAGATATCCGCAAGGCGAGTCGGTCCATCAGTTATAACAATATGGTATGGAGAAAGAACAGAAACTGCATCAAGATTATTTAATTCAAGTGTTATAGGCTTACAATCAAGCAATTACTAATATATATATGAGAAAAATACGCATTAAAAAAGACATTGCTGTGCATTGGCGAATCAAGACCAATGGACAGGCTACGGCTCTTGCAGGAAGAAATATTGCAGTAGTTCTGACTGACCCTTATGGCAATATTGAGAGAATGTCAATCGTAATCAATGATACAAACCTCGTCAGCTTCGAATGGCTTGGAAAGAATCAGAGATATATCGGCCAATACATTCTCACCTGCACAGAGAACTCAGGAACAGTAGGATCAACCGTTGTGGATGTTGTTGACTTTGTCGAACTTGTAGAACGCACATCGCAAGAAGGAGGAAGCGATGTTGAAGGACTTGATACCGAAACTGTCAATCTGACTTCGGATATGTTATCCTCTGCTCGTGGATTATCGGCTTACGAGGTGGCAGTGGCTAATGGATACGTTGGTACGGAGGTGCAGTGGCTTGCCTCACTCAAAGGAGCAACAGGAGCACAAGGTCCTGCAGGCCCACAAGGAGCAACAGGTGCACAGGGTGCAACAGGCCCTACTGGCCCACAAGGTCCCAAAGGAGACAAAGGTGATGCTGGAGCATTGGATAGCGTAACCGCAAGTGTGGATGCAAATGTCGGTACACCAAGTGTTGTAGTTACCTATGATGGATCAAATGCCAACTTCGCTTTCCATAACCTCAAAGGAGTGCAGGGTGCAACAGGCCCTCAAGGAGACACAGGAGCACAAGGTCCAAAGGGAGACACGGGAGAGCAAGGACCTAAAGGAGATACTGGAGCGAAGGGAGATACAGGAGCGACTGGACCTCAAGGGCCTACTGGTCCTAAAGGAGATACTGGAGACCAAGGACCTCAAGGAAATGTTGGCCCTAAAGGAGATACAGGCTCACAGGGTCCACAAGGCGAAAAGGGAGATACAGGAGACACAGGAGCACAAGGTCCTGCAGGCCCATCGAATACACTATCTATTGGCACGGTAACCAAAGGTGCGGAAGCAAGTGCTACTATCACAGGCACGAGTCCTAATCAGACTCTGAACTTGGTATTGCCTAAAGGAGACAAGGGAGACACTGGAGACACGGGAGAGCAAGGACCTAAAGGAGATACTGGAGCGAAGGGAGATACAGGAGCGACTGGACCTCAAGGGCCTACTGGTCCTAAAGGAGATACAGGTGAGACGGGAGCACAAGGCCCTAAAGGTGATACAGGTGAGACAGGCGCAACTGGAGCGCAGGGACCTCAAGGACCAAAGGGCGATACAGGAGATACTGGTGCTCAAGGACTACAAGGGCCTAAAGGAGATACTGGGGAAACTGGGCCTCAAGGTCCACAGGGAGCAACAGGGGCAACAGGAGCGCAAGGCGAAACTGGCCCTGCTGGACCTAAAGGGGATACTGGAGATGCAGGTGTTGAGGTATCTACAACTGCTCCTACTGACCCAGATGTAAAGGTGTGGATTAATCCTTCAGGAGAGCAAGGGAAGGTAAGCCAACTCGTCAACGATAGTGGCTTCATAACCAACTCTGTCAGCAACCTTACTAATTATAGGACAAGCTCTGCACAGGATGTGATTGATACGGCTTTATCTGGCAGAGTAACAACTATCGAAGGAAAGGAAAGCGGCTGGAATGCTAAATATAATAAGCCTTCTGGCGGCATACCTTCCACAGATATGTCAAGTGCGGTTCAGACCTCACTCGGCAAGGCAGACTCGGCACTTCAGCAGCATCAGTCTCTTGCGGAGTATCGCAAGGCTTCGGCACAGGATATCATTGACTTGGGCTTAGGTAACAGGATTGGTGCGATAGAGGATGTAGTACCTTCAGAGGCAACTTCTTCCAATCAACTTGCCGACAAGTCTTTTGTAAATTCTTCGATTGCGACCAATACCGCGTACTTCAAGGGCACACTTGATGCAACAACAGACTTGGGACTCACGAAGCCTGCTTCTCACGCAGATATCGTTACGGCTCTTAATAGCCATACCTTCTCGCCTGCTCCTACCAACAATGACTATTGCTTCGTTGTCAATAGTGACGAAGATAGTGATGTTATCTTCGACAGGTTTAAG